GTCCTCAACCGCCTTGCGTCCTCGTTCAGCGGCAGCCTTAGCCTCTACGGTCCACCACCAGTTGGTAATCTGCGCCATGTCACGGCTGGTCAGCCCGTGCGTCTCCCGAACCCAGTGCAACAGCGGACGCAGCGCACGATGCTTAGCTTCGTTCTCCTTCTGTCGGTCAAGCCTCAGAACAACTGCGTACTCAAGGGCAATTCGAACCGCATCGTCGTACGGCAATTCAGCTTCCTGCCCACCATCAACGGGGACCCAGACCATATCCACAACTTCCTTCTCTCCGTGGAAGGCGTTCCAGCACTTGGCGTCTACCAGCGCCATGGCTTCTGTGTAGTAGTCGGGGGTGACGAACAGGATGCGGTCTCCGTCGCTAACCTTGGCCGAGTACTTGCCGTTGGTCTGCGTGGCCTTGATGTTCATCCTGCCCACCCCTTCGTTGTTTCGCTGACAAGGAACAAGCTAGCGCGTGCCCACGGCCCCTGTCCACCTACAGGTTCCTGTATGTGGTCCGGAACGCAAAAAAACCCCCAGTCCGAAGACCAGGGGGCAAGGGGCTAGCGCGTCGTGACCAGGGCATCTACCGCAGTATGTAGGTCGAAGATCGAAGTTTCGTTACAGAGGATCGCATCAGCGCGGAAGCCGTCTAGCGCTGTCTCACTCGCATGGGCACCCGCGCCAGCACCATGGCGCCGAATCTCGACCATGAGGAACCCACGCTTGCGCAGCGCTTCAGCTTCGTTCGGGTACCGGCAGTCAGTCACGGCCACGGGCATGTTCCAGGTGTCGGCTGCGTCCAGGCTTCGCCGCGCGATGTTCAGCCAGAAGTCTTCATCGAGATACCGCACGCTGGCGCCTAGCCGCTGAAGAACCTGGCGAACCTCTGGGTACTCATCCTTGGCGCGCTCCCAGCCTACGGCCCGTACAACCTCGCTGAGGTGTCCTGGTTCGTCCATGCAGGATGTGACAACAGGGTCCACACTCAGCGCCATGCCTTTCAGCGGGTCAGCGAACGCCACGCGGGTGAAATTCCAGTACTGCGTAAGGCGCCTTGCCGCTGTGTCTTTGCCGCTACGTGCCTTGCCGATGAATGCGATATTCCGGTACATGACTCGCTCCCTTAATCAGACCTACCACTAAGGGAGCGAGTCGATTGCCTACTTCATGAGAAAGGGCACAGCAATGCCGATCACTGCACCCAGCGTGGCAGCGATACCCGACGCACGCCATACACGCTGCTCTACGGCGCTCAGGCGTGCGTCCATGCGCTCTAGCTCATCTTGTGTGTCATCGTGCGCTAGGCGCTCTTCTAGGCGTACTACAGCGTCTGACAGTCGCCGTAGTTCTTGGTAGATTTCGGTCGCTGAAACCCAAGCTCCGCCTTCGTCAGGCGGCGCCATTACCCAGCAACCGGCTTGTCAGCCTCAGGGGCACTCGGCGCAGAGCCGTTCACAGTCGCTAGAGCAGTCAGCGCGGACAGCAGTGCGGCCGAACCAGCAACCGCAACCGCCTGAGTCCACGACTGGTGAACGATGTTGGCGCCATCCAGGCCCAGTGCGCCGATAAGCGCCTGAGCAAAAGTGCGAGTCACACGGACAGCGGAATCGCGAATGAATTCCTTAGTCATGGTGGTCCTTTCTAGGCCTTGACGGTGAAGCCGTGAGCGTTTCCCAGCTTCGTCAGGGAGGTCATGCCGGGAATGCCGTCTGCGTCCGCACCGCTGAAACCCAACTTGCGCTGGTACTCGGCGTAGGCGGTCACAGTCGAAGATCCGTAAGAGCCGTCAGAGGCATACGCGGCCGACAGAAAACCCTCAGCGTGTAGCGCAGCCTCAACGGGCCGTACATCGTTCGGGTAACTCTGGTGACCCTGAGAGGCCCCGGGATCGGTCTTGGCGGCAGCCACTACGTGGGACAGGGAAACCGTCGGCTTGGACGGGGCAGGAACAGGCGAAGAACCGGAACCCTTGCCACCGTATGCCGGATCGGCCGAAACGATGCCCTCAGCGAATCGCGGGTAGCCATATCCGTACACGTAGGCGTCCCGGCGAGTACGCGTCTGGCGGTAAACCCCGTCGCCCTGAGCGCTGCCGTTGTCGTTGGTGTTGCCCTCGACGGTGTGAATGTACGTGTCATCGAAAGACACGACGAGACCGGTGTGAGAACCACCACCCGGCCCGAAATACACCTGAGCGCCGACAGCGGGGTATTCGCTGAAACGACCGATGGAGCGGAACCAGTCAACGCCAGCACTGCACGATGCAGTACGCGGGTACAGCGCGGCATTGCCGGACACCATGGCTAGCCAAGACATGAAAGTCGCGCACCAGGCTTCGCCATCGGACCACGCTAGGCCAGGCACGTTCTCGGAATACTTCTGAATGTTGTTCCAGTTACCGTCAGCGTCGCGGCCTTCGTGATAGCCGACTTCGTTTTCAGCGGAACTGATGATGCTTGCTGCACCCGACATGGGCATCTCCTAATTACTTGGCGCCGAGGTTTGAAACCACACCGACCTGAAAGGGCGTGCAGTCACACTTGGGCAGATTCGCTAGATTCGGGGCAGTGCACGGCGCCTGATGACGTAGTGCGGCAATGTCCATCGAGATCTCGTGGTCGCCACAGGCGTACACAGGGACCGTGCTCGTAGGGTCAACGGAATCAACCCTTGTCCACTGAAGCTGAGCAGTCTTGGGGCAGATGGCGCAGATAGCCAACGGGATTCCTTACGGGTGGACGAACTTGACAGAGAGGGTGCACCAGGGCCCGCCGTTGGCCGTTGAAGTGGCAGCGCTGGCGAGAACATACGTTTCTACGTAATCGCCGACATTCAGCTGAACCATGGTGGGCGGAGTACTGATGCCATTGAAGTGGCTCGACATGGGCGGGGTTTCGATCTCGCTGCCCGGGATAGTCGTTGACCCGTTCTTGCCTATGTAGGCAGCGAACAAGTTTCCCGTGGTTGATGTCAGCGAGGCTCCACCGATCACTTCGTAAACCCCGGCCACCTGCGCCACATAGCGAGACGTGTTGGTCACCGTGGAATGACCGCCATAGCTGTCAATGACTTCAGTGTCCATGCCAATGGCAGTGAACACACCCGCCGATAGCGCAATGGTTGCAGTCGAGTATCCGAAGAAAACGGGAGGGTTCAGAACGAAGCCGATCGCGTCCCGGACCTGAGCGTTCCACAGTGCGGACGTGAGGAAATTGCCGGGCGCCGCAGTAGTAGGCACCGGGATGGGCAGGTTGGTCAAGGGGTCTCCCAAGGGGCCACCTACAGTTTCCTGTAGGTGGCCCGGTCTAGTACGAGAAAGCCACGCTGTCGAAGGTCGCTAGGGTGTCGAAGGCAGCCGGGTTCGTGGTCCCCGCCGGGAGTGCTTCACAGATCACGTCGTTGGCCGTGTGAGCTTTCGTGGTCGCCCCCGTCAGGGTGATGACCGCGCTAGTCCAACCTGGCGATGTCGCACCGACAGACAGAACAGTGACGGTTTCCTGATTCGCGGAACCTTGACCTAGCACTAGCTGAGTACCCGCCGGAATTTGCGAAGCAAGCGGATTAACCGTGTCTTGCGACGCATTGACCGTGATCGCGCTGACGCCGGATGCAACCGTGGTTTTCAGCGTGGTGTGCCAGGCAGCGAACTCGCCGTACGGCTGAGGATCAATCGGCGAGCATTGCAGCGTGACGAAGGCTTCGCCCTTGTCGTCTACAGACCATGCGATCTGCTCTACGAACGCATCAATTTGAATGGCCGGAGCCCCCATGGGACGCCGCATGATGCGTACGCGGGTGCCAAGTTCCAGCCCCAAACACACAGGCCACAGCGCTGGATTAGCCGACGGGTGCAACTTCAGCGTAGATACGCGGGAAAGCGGATTCTTGTAGCGGCTCACCAGGTAGTTTGCTGCGTCAAGGCATTCCAGCGCAGAAGTCGCGTTCACGTCCCGCTGCATCGTGCGCGGAAAGTAGTTCGTCTGCGAAGTCGAGTCAGCAGCGGTGAAAACCTGACTCGTAGACGTCTGCGTGACTTGAACGATGTTCGCCAGATGGGTCGGGTCGAAGTCCAGTTCCGCTTGCTCGTAAGGGAACTCCCCCGCTGCCTCATTCTCGCCGAATGTATAAACGGCGCTGGTAGCGTTGTAACGGGAGCCCCTTGACCTAAAGGTGACAATGCCCTGACGATCTACATAGTGCGCGCCATTTTCCGTGATGACAATATCGGCAAGGGCGCTCAGCGCATCCTGCCCGGAAGTCACCATGGGGCCCATACTGCGGGTGACACCCGTCTGAATACTCGACGGACCGGTGTACCCAGCGTAGGTCAGAATGCGCGCATACCGCTGATCTGTAGAGTCGCCAGCGAAAGAGCTTTTCCACGCGCTGTAGATGGCAGTGAAATCGGTGGGACCGAGCGCCGTGGGGAATTCCATCGCATAGCTGATGTCACCCTGAAAGTTCCACACCGAACCGTTGCCGGTGGTGATATCGACCCAGTTGCCGAGCGCGTCAGACTGACATGCGGTGGGATTGCTGGCGCTGGCACTCCCCCAGTGGGTTGTCACATTGTCGATAGAGACCCAAAGGTCACCTGTATTGGTGTTCATCGACACGCCCGCCAGGTGCCAATTTCCGTCACCTACGGTAATAGCACCAGAACCGTTGGTCGGTTGCAGCGAAACGGTGTTATTGGTGGGCCCACCCATCGCTAGATAGAATTTACCCGCAGTATCGATGGCAAACCACAGCTGTGAGCCGGAAGGCAGACCTCCCGACCGCTGCCTGTCCATGGTGGACCAAATGACAGCGCGGTCAGTGGGTAGCGGGCCCGTATAGCGGAACGCGACCATTCGCGTCCACGTATTCGCAGTCTTGGGGCCCATAATGCCCACGTCAGACAGCGAGA